ATGATGAATACATGCACTTGTGATTGCAGAAAATGTAAACAATGTTTAAATAAAGATGGTGAAGAATCAAAAATAAAAGTAAGCAAAATCCAAATTTCCATTTGGTTTGATAGATGGAAAAAAGAATCATATATTAAATTGTATCAGACAATGTTGCAAAACTATAATAGAACTAATGAATTGGTATATAGTAACCTCCAAGATAAATTTGAAGAGTACAGACAAGAAGAATATAACAAATTAATAAACGATTCGGTTGGTACACACGTTGATCCTGCTGATATTGATTATTCAGAAATAGAAAGCGAAGCTGCATACCGGGTAGAAAGGGATTTATTAATGAAATATCAGTTTCATTTTATATCTCTTGTTAATATATACCAAGTTTTTGAACAGCAAATTCGAAAACTTCTTTTTACAGAGCTAAATCACAAGTTAAGTCCTGTACGTACGAAAGAGGAAATGCCGGAATTTGCAACCAAGTTTGGGGATATTAAATCGGTATTAAAAGAATTAAATTTTTCAATAGGTGAAATACCTTCGTGGTCAACAATAGATGAGTTAAATAAAATTTCAAATACCTATAAACATGGTGATGGAAACTCAGCTAAAAGCTTGTATCGTAAGAATAGAGATATTTTTGCAAATAAAGCTACTCGTTTTTTCTATTATGAAGAACCTAGAAGTAAGGAAGAAGAACGAGCATATATCAGATCACTTGATGAAGATGAATTAGAAGATTATATGGAAAACGAAAAAATATTATTAATGGAATATGAGCTTACAACAAATTCTGAAATTGTATTACGGCAAGATAATACACCTTTTGAGAAGTATGTAAATGCCATAATATCTTTTTGGGAGAGTTTCCCTGAACACTATACAACGCAAATTGATGTCGAAGAAGAAGTAAAGGAAGTCGACGTATCATAATTTGCCACCTAATGGTCCCGATTTTTCTGTATTTTTCTTAAATACCCAAATATTAGAGGAGGTACTTACGCTGTGAAATATCTCCTCTAAATATTTTAATCCAGTAACAGCTCAGTAAACTTATCATGCATCTTCTCAGTAGCAGCAACACGCATCCCAGAAGTAACATGCAAATAAATCTTTGTAGTAGTATCAGAATTCTTATGGCCAACTCGATTCATAATAAAATACAAATCCACACCTGCCTCTGCCAGTAGACTAATATGTGTATGGCGGAGGATGTAGGTGCGGAATTGTTTGTTGATGTCGGTGAGGGCGCCGATGCGTCGGACGGTTTGGTTGAGCATTTTGACGGTAGGGGGTATACCTTCCTTGTCCCCGAATACAAAGTCGGACTTAGTCCATTCGCGATATTCACGCCATTGATAGAGCTGCTTTAATTTCTCCACGACAATATCATCAATGTCGACGGAGCGGATGCTGCCTGCTGTTTTTGGGGGAGTGAGCTCGAAGTCGCCTCGTAAACTTTTCTTTGCATACACCGTTTTGTTGATGTGTATGACTTTCTTCTCCAAGTCGACATCCTCATACTTTAAGGCAACAGCTTCGCCTGGTCGCATTCCTGTAAAAGCGATTGCGTAGATCAGTGTGCGATATATGATATTACGATGTTTGTCCACGTAACTTATAAAATCCTTCAGTTCATTGGTTTCTAAATAAAGCTTCGCTGTATCCTCACTACTTGCTTCCTCTAACGTCATTTTCTTCTTCGGCACAAAAGTAGCTTCCACAGGGTTCATTTCAATCAAACCAGATTCCTTAGCATAAGCAAATAGCATTTTGGCTGTGTTATGAGTAACTCTTAGCGTATTATAGGCTGTTCCATTTGCAAATAATTGATTGAGTAAACCTTGTAATTCGATAGAAGTGATTGCGGTCATTTTCTTTTTCGCCAAGTATCGATTGAGTAGGGAGATGCAGTAAGTACGATGTTCGTTGGTTGTTTCCTTGTTACCCTTCATACGATAGAGCTTTAACCAATCTTGGCTAAATTCTTCAAACGTTATCTTCGCATCGAAGTAATAGGCTTTGTTTAATTCAGCTATAGCTTTTTCAACTCTTTCACGTGCTTCCGTTTTACTTTTACCACGACGTGTAATTTGACGGCGTTTGCCAGTGGCAGGATTACGAGGCCCTTCACCAGTGCATCGCCAAGTTGTCTTATTAATTTGAACGAAATGCATTCGCTGTCACCACCTTTATGAAAGTACTTCCCAAATTATTTTTAGTTTCTCGACGTCTTTCTCATTACAGTGGGGAAGAGACTTGTACCATCGCTGTAATGAGGAATTGTGTGGAAACGGTTCTTTTAATGCAGGATTATAATTAGGGTCATCGGACAAACCTGCAACCTCAATTAGGTTTATGTAATTATATTGATAGGCAGTGGCAATGCGTTGCAATGTTTCAGGAGTTGGTTTAATCGCATTGCCAGTACGACGATCCGTTCCTCTTTCAAGCATAGCCAAATAAGAAAACGTAATATCCATACGTTTTGCTGCATCTCGTAAAGATTCATCACCACGTAGTTCCTTTAATAACTTACCTAAACTCAAAATCGTTCACCTCATTTCATTAGTTTTGAATGCATATACCATTCTGTTTTCAACTATAAAATAAAGTTATCTGTCTCACTATTCCAATTCAGCATAAGCAATTTTTTACTGCGGTATTGTTCCAAACGTTTGAATGCAAAATCATATTCTACATTAAATAGCCGTTGTACATTCTCGACAGTCAGTTCAGTAGGCTCTAGTTCATCCAGCATAAAAGAGGGGACACAGGCATGATACATAAAGTTATTTGCCTTATATTCTTGGTATTCACGGAATAGGGGATACATGCGTTGTTGATTGCCAGTATGTAAGAGAACATGAGCTAGTTCATGGCAGAAATCTTGCCATTGTTGCTGATTTGTCAATTCTTCATTTATAAATATGTATGCTTGATTCTTTAAAAAGAGTGCTTGGCTTTTATCTTGCCAATAAAATACTTTAGTCCCCAGGTGCAATGCAATTGATTGAAAATCCATTTGTTGCGGTTCTATGATACCTATTCTTGTGTAGAGTTTCTGGATAAAATCCTCTGTATATGTTGTATTACTCAATTAAACCTCCCCAATGCTGCAAACAAATAGAACAAATGTTCTGTTTATTATACAATAAAACCTCATCTTTTGGAATAAGATGAGGTGCTGTGCTTGATTATTATTTTTTTTTCTTTCTTTCTTCTAGGAGTTTAGAAATTTGAATAGCATTTTTATTATCAGTAACTTTTTTCTGTTCGTGTAAAAATTCCTCAAGTTCTTTAAAAATTCTATCTTGCATTATCTTTTTATTGCGTTCTTCTTCTGATCTCTTAACATATTTGTTAATGTCACGTATTAATATTAGATATATTAGCCATCCAAATCTAAATGCACTAAGCAACATATAGAGAAGCAGTGGGATACTTACAAATGAAAATATCCAATCAGATTTTTCGAAAAGCGGTAAAAGTAAGGAAATAACAAGATACAAAAATGATGCAATAAAAGCATTTATTATATAATTTACTAAATTACTAAATTGTTCTTCATTTAGAATATTGAAAGCTGATTCGGATGAAATAGTTGTAATAAGAGTAAATGTTGTAAAATACATTCCAATAAAAATTGCAGAGATAGTAATTAAAGTGCTATCCCTATCCATAAAAGTGTTTGCGATATCAACGATTATAAATTCATGTATTTTTAAAAACATCGAATTAAACCACATTACTTGAAAGAAATCAGCTAATTTCATTAATGAAATAAAAGTGACTGTGAATAGAATAATAATTAAAATTAGTCTTTTTTCAATAAAATTGAAGATAGTATCATTTTTTGGATTTGATATAAATTTTTTAATCATTCTATTCACCGCCTTTTAACTATTATACTATAGATTCCTCAACAAGTTCCTCTACAGTATCATAGCGCCTTATAAGAGGTAAGCCCTCATGCATAGGTTGTTCAACTATAGTACGCCAGTTATAGCTAGCAAGAGAATTGGAGTGTTCATAATAATATTCAGAAATCCCTACAGCAATTGATTCAAAAGCAGTAGAGTTATTATCCTCTAGTATAACCTTTTTTAATATTCCTTCATTTTTCAAGTCAATAGTTTCAACTTTATGAGTAGCAGAATTTTTGTATTTTACTTTAATGGATGCAATAGCATCATTATCAGTATCAAGTTGCTGCAATAAAAATACTAAGTTATCTAAATCCATATTATTTCGATATCTGCCTTGACCAAGATTTATTGTTGCTACGTTTGCTCCTATATTTTTAAATGAGTCCGCTGTACCATTTATAGCAGTTGTAATAGATTGTATTTGTTGAGGGGGATTATTGAATATATTCGCTGTATAAGAAAGTAAATCGAGTTTAAGTTCAATGTTTTTAATTTCTTCAGCATTCCTTACATTTGTAAATGAATTTTCTGTTTCTACAGGAATAAATTCTATAGACCAACCTGATTCTTGATTTAAAAAATTATTTAGATATCTTTCTATATTCTTTGGTCTAATACCAAAATGATTGTATTCTATTATTGCTAAATGAGAATGAGGAATAAATAAACAGGTCGTTAACTCTAATACATCGTCAGGAATTTCATCTTTTCTATCAGTTCCTCTTTGACCAGTAAATGGTTTCTTATCTCTATAGCTTGCAAAAGCTACTAATCTATCAAGCGGGTTGTTATTTGGATTTTGAACTGGAAGGAACATGTCAATTAAAGAAAAACTTCCATAGCTCTTTCTAGCGAATCTAATTGCTTCATCTAAAGAGATAATGTTATCTAGAAAATCAGAAATGTTAATACTAGTATAATTTTCATCCTTTTTTATAAATACATTAAAAAATTGAATTGTAGTTGCCATAATTATTTCTCCTTTTTAATATTAAAATTATTTGAAAGTAATTCTAGCATTTCGATTTGTATATATTGTGTTTTAAAATTGTAATTATATAATGAATGTTAAAGATTTTTTTCGCCTTTTATTAATTCGAATTCTGCAAATAGTTCTCTATAAGACTATATTTTGTGGCTGTTGGTTTATCTTATTTATAGATCTTGTCTTGATTACATTTTATTCACAACCAATTCCATCACCATCTCTGTCAAGGTGTCGAGCATAGCCAGGGTCACCAGTACGGATAGGGGCCGCACCAGCTGCACGAACTTGGCTACAGTTTTTGTAATAGACATCTTGAGATGTGCTAGCTGTAGCGGATTGTGTATTACTAGTTCCAGATGAAGTGGAATAGTTATCACTCGAAGTAGCTAGTTGTGAAGATTTTTGGGCGTTTGCAAGTTTTGTTGATAGGTCTTTATTTTCATTTTGAAGAGTGGTTATCTGATCTTTCATTTTATCTTGCTCTTCTTTTAAGACCTTCTTCTCTAATTCAAATCCTTCAAGTTGTTCATTTTCTGCATCTAGAATTCTTTGACTTTCTTCTGAAACTTTAACCATATCATCTTTCAAGCTTTCAAGTTCATCATTTAAAGTATCAACTTTTAATTGTAAATCTTTGTTTAATTTAACCTGTTCATTATATTGGGTACCTGGTACTGTTTCGAACTGCATTGAAATCGCAAGCAAAATGAAACTCCCAAGAAACGTTGAAATGAAGAGCTTTTTAGAAAAAACCTTTTCTTTTTTACGAACTTTCATAAACAGAAAATACAGTAGGTAACCTATGGCAAACAGAAAAGCAAGAGCTCCAATAAAATCTAGTACTATCATAAAAGTTTATTCTCCTTTGTTATAATTGCTTATTTTATTTTATAGTTCCTAACAAAATCAAAAATATTAAATTTTAACCTTTTGTTTCATGTGTACGGGGTCCATTTTACGAGAGATGAGTGATATGAAATCATCTTCGTAAATGATTTGGATGTCGAAGCCTTTGTCGATTAGTTCCTGGGCTTTTATTTCTTTTGTACTTTTTCCTTTGCTACCGACAAGTTTTTTGTCTTGTTCACCAAGAATTAAATAGTCTGTTTTACGACTAACACCACTTTTTAAGATTGCACCATAATCGGCTGCCAACTTAGCTGCTGTTGATCGGTCGAATGATTTTAACTCCCCCGAAAAGACAATTTGTTTATCAAAGAGTGGGTGAGTAATATCAAAGACAGATGTTGATGGTTGAATGTCAGTAATTTTTGTTGAACGGAACTTGGTTTTGCCAAATGTATTTGGTGCCTTAATAACAGAGAATGCTTTGATGGGAATGTCATTATATACACTTATGTATTCTTCGACAGTTGGAATGCCTTTTGCTTTTAAACTTCTTAAAACTAATTCAGCACAAACACGCGCATCTTCCAATCCGTAATGATGATTTTCTAATGGGATGCTAAAATATTCTGCACGAGCCTTTAATGAGCGCTCGAAATCACTTCCGCAAACGCGATTTGTGAACGGAATAGTACAAAAATAATCGAATTCATTCGTAGCAATGTCAAAAAAGTCTAGGCAGCTTTTCAAAACGCCCAGATCGAATTGAGCGTTGTGGGCTACAATATAATAGTCACCATTGAAATAGTGGGAAATTTGCGGCCAAATTTTATGGAATTTTGGTTTAAACATTACATCGATTAATGCAAGTCCATGTATTGCTTTATGTTCTGGATCCATCTCAAATACAGCTGGGCACATTAGGAAATAATGTTCATTAACGATCTGATTATTCTCTACTACAACTAATCCAAGTGAGCAGGCACTGTGGCTTTTGGGTGAAGCTGTTTCAAAATCTATTGCTACAAATCCTTTCATACAAACATCTCCTTCATATGTATATATTGTCGTGCGTAAATATATCTATAAAAATGTTAAAAAATAAAACTGTTTTTACAGTTTAATAATGTGAATTAATTATTGAGATTACATCTTTTAAGTATTTCTTTGGAAAATAAAATATATCTATAAATGTTTTATAATTCCATATGTACATTATTTTAAAGGACATGCAATTAAGAGCATGTCCTATTTATTCTCATTTTTAATGATTTCCCATATATTACGAAGTTTACGTACTACTTCCTCATCTGATTTAGGATGTTCCCTGTAAAATACATTAAGTTCTGGATCATTGGCGAAGGCTTGAAAAGCAATGATGTTAGTACGTCCCAGAAGATAGTCAAGTGATACTCCAAAGAAGTCAGCTAGTTTCTCTAATGTATCAAAGTCAGGTTGTCTACTTCCTTGTTCATAAGCTCCATATGTAGAACGAGCAATACAAACTTTGTTCGCTACATCAGCTTGTAAAAGTTTCTTTCTTTCCTTAAAGAAGTTAAACGAGTGTTGAATTCCATGTTTGTAACTCCTTCCTTATAAGGAATTATAACGCTATAAAATGTAGAATTAAACATTTTCTTCTAAAATAAAGAATTTTTGTTACAGAACTACAAAAAGTAGAATATATTAATCAGTTATATATTCTACTTTTTGAAGAATGAAAGTGGGAGAAAAGTGCGCCATTGGCTAAAAATATTTCGTGAGAAAAAAGGGTGACTCGTAATGATTTAGACTACCGCACTGAACGCATGAAGTTTTAGTCATTTAGTTTTCGTAGTCATATCCAATCTAAATCTTCTCTAAATTTATTATTTAAATGAATGTACACTCTTCTTTTAGTTTTGGTAAACATCGGATTAATTGTCACAGCTATTGATGCTGAAGTAAGCTCTGGGATGATTTCAGGGGCAATATCTATAACCCATTCAATTAGCCTTTCTTTCTTGAGATTCTTTTTGAATCCAGGAATACTAAACGGTTCAATCATATTATTTAATTCGTTCCGTTTGTATGCACCTATTGCAGCAGCAATATCGTCAACTACAATAAAAATATTATGTTTAATTAATTCTATAATATTTTCATTAATAACAAACCCTAAGTTTTCATTATTGTGATATAGATGATTATAAAGGAACTCTCGAAGTATATTTTGAGATTCTTCTGAAATAGAATCTATCATTGCTATGGCGTCATTAGGGGATAATTGGTCAATAACTTTTAGTATATTAGATTCATACTCTCCTTTAATTATACCTAATTCTAAAGCTAACCGATATATATGCTTACATGGTTGTTTATTTCTAGAAAAATCAACACAGCTACATTCTTCTAAAGAAGTTGAATAACGTATTTTTTTCCCTTGAAAAACCGCAGAATAATTACTTTTGTCGATAGAAATGGGTGTGCATGCTATTTTCTTTGCTGAATTAATCCTTTTTAATTGGCTTTCTTGTTCGTGAATGTCTCCCCAAGATTTCCAAATATTTTTTAAATCCATAAGAACAACTCCTTTTTTACTAGTTTTTCTAGTGAAGTTATAATTTTAAATTTAATAATATTCAGTCTTTTGTTTAGTTAAGCAATAATGTTAAATATTAGTTATGTAATTTAAAGGACATTCCATATTTGGATGTCCTTATTAAGTTACTTTTGTTGCCCATTGATCATTTCCCAAATTGTTCGTAATTTGCGAAGTTCTTCTTCACCAGATTGTGGAAGCTCTTTATACCAAACACCAAGCTCTGGGTCATTAATAAATGCTTGAAAAGCAGCCTCGTCTTTTTCTTGTGGTGTGAGTGCTATTTTATCTGTACGACCTAATAGGTAGTCTGTACTGACTCCAAAATAATCGGCTAACTTAGAAAGCGTTGAATTATCAGGTTCACCTAAATTATTTTCATATTTTGCATAGCCTTGTCTAGTGATGCCTAGTAAGTCAGCCATTTCCTGTTGGGTCTTACGCTGCTGGGTTCTTAGGGCTTTTAATCGAATTGAGAGCATTGTAATCCCCCTTTTATAGTAAATATTAAACAATTTTAATTATAACGCAACTATAAGTTACTATATGCAACTAAAAGTAGCTTTTTTACTTGACAGTAACATTTTGTTGCTTTATATTATGGTTATAAGGTAACTAAAAGTTGCTAAGGAGAGGTGGAGAGTGAGGGAAAAATTAATTATTCTTCGAGGTGAAAAAACGATAACAGAAGTAGCTAAAGATCTTAATATTACACGACAAATGTTAAGTGCAATAGAAAATAGTGCTAGAACTCCTTCTCTGGAATTAGCTAGAAAGATTGCAATTTATTATTCAACAACAATTGAAGATATTTTTTTTGATTCTTAAAGCAACAAAAAGTTACCTTGCAGGTATATACAGACATTTACCTTGATCAATGAGGGAGTATATACAACACATAATTGAAAGGAGGTGAGAAAGATGCATAAACATACTTTCAAAGAGTACTTGTTACGAAAGTACCCACCAAATGTAAGGAGTTTGGAAGAGGCATATTCTTGTAACGTTTGGAACGATTGTACTTTAGAAGAGGCGATAGATATGTCTAATAAAGTCATAGAGCTTTTTAAAGAAGTGAACATGACGTACACAGATGCATACGCCATGCTTGGGTTCATTCGTATGGATTTAGACTATCGTTCAGAGCGTGTGAAGTTCTAGTCATTTAATTCTATTTTAAAGAAAGAGGTGATATCTGAGTGATTCAGTATATTAAGGACTATCTCAATCTACCTACAACTCAATACCACCTAAAGTATTGGTATGTGTATTTGACGTTTGCAATGTTAGGTATTGCTTGGATTATCTATCGTGAAAAATCTAATAAAAAGTAGTGTTACGCCAAGCAAAAGTTTATAAATTTTACACCGAAACCTGAAATGGAATTGTATTTCTCTACTGGACTACTTCCTACATAGGTTTCTGCTATGAAAGTAGAGTTTAATAAACCTAGCATTTCTAATCTTGATATAGCTCCTAATCTTAAAGAGGGATCAATATTAGGATAAAAAGCGGCGTTCTCTTTGTGTTCTTCAGAAAAAGTTAAAAGTACCTGAAATTCAAAGAAAGTAATCGTAGCAAGTGTATCCAACAACATCTGTCTTTCATCATAATTTTGTTTTGAAGTTGGATTCCTTAAGAGATTTACAAAAAAGTTTTTTAGATATACACGTTTCTCATAGGAAGATTCACGTTCAACTTCTTCGTTCAATCTTTCTATTAATGCAATTAGGCTTTCTTTATCATGTGCTTCTACATCAAGGAGTTGACTTTCAATTTCTGTTAGCCGTACCGATAGCTCTTGATAAAAGGATTCTAAACGTTGGAAGCGTCTTTCTTCTTTAAAAGAGTAATAAATGCTTGCTAATGGGCCACCCACACCCGGCAGTGATTTTAGGCCCAATTCGACAATGATATCTAACTTTTTTCCTTTAGAAAGATCATTCAAAATATCACTTCTTTCCACAATCTTAAGCAAGATAAAAATGTTTATTCTCTCCAACGAGCAATTGAACTGTTGGAAGTAACACTTTGTGAGACTAGAAATAGTTTAAAAACCTAGTTGTTTCATAGCAAATTCGTTCGCTGCTTGTTGGGACATCTCATTCCAATTATTAAATTTAGTCTTAGTGGCTACATGAGAATCTAACGCATGTTCTGGAATGGCTTTGAGGTCTTCTTGTGTTTCCACTAAAAAATTTCCATCTGATAAAAATTCATCGAAGGAATGAAAAATAGTATGTGCTTGCATGAACAAAGGATTGAAAAGTTCATCAAAAGAAACTGTGATACCTCTCTCAAGTTCTTTAGCTTTTCTTTCCATAGCCTTTAATTCTTTTTGAAGTTTATCAAAGCCTTTGTTTTTGTATTTAGCCATATATTTCACCTCTTTCCTTAATATTACCTATAAGATAGCACAACATATTGTGCTAATCAAGTTGATTGGAGTGTATATATTGTGTTTTATTTAAAAGTTATTAGAGAAACAAAAGGAATATCCCGTTATCAGTTAGCAAAACTATCAGGTGTGAAAGATTCTACTATCCAAATGATTGAAAATAGCGAGAATCCAAATCCTACATTCAAAATAATGTGCAAACTAGCAGATGCATTAGAAGTGAGTTTGGATGATTTAAGGGGAGGTGAAAACTTTGGGATTGAGCATGACAAAGCCGAAACGTAAGAAGAAGCGTAAAAAGCCATTCCCTTCGGATGAATTTCGAAATGTAAAAGGAGTTAAGCGTGAGCGGATGATTGCTGAAAGGAAAGCGAGACAACTCACGCAAGCACAGTTAGGAAAATTGGTTGGCTGTTCAACTGCAATGATAAGCGCTATTGAGAGTGGTCGAGCTAAGCCAGGATTAGAGGTTTCATTGCAGTTGGAACTTGTTCTTGAGACATCAATTTTTGAATTGTTTCCGGATTTATAAAAAAAGTACTTGACTTGGAGGGGGGCACTTTTTTCCAGTTGAAAAATAAAAAATGAATAAGTATGAAAGTTTATGAAAATCCATTATTTGTAAAGTGGTCAAATGTGAATGGATTCGAATATTAATGAAAATAAATGCATGTATTTTTATTCCTCATTTGGAAAAGTGGCAATTTGGTAATATAAAATCAAACCTTAAATGAGGAGGTGAGGGGGATGTATAGCGAGGAGTTTAAAGCGGAGATAAAAGAGGAATTTCGCAAGTTGCTTCGAGAGGAGTTGGAGAAGACATTTACACGAAAACCATTAATTTGTGAGTTACCGATTTTATTAACTCGTAATCAGTTGATGGAGTTATTCAATATTAAAAGTACAAAAGCGTCTGCGTTATTAAGGCGAGACGATTTCCCAAAGTTTTATGAAGCGGGTCGGGTCTTAATTCCATCAAAAGCATTGTTGCAATGGATTGATGAGCATACCGAATGGGTTCAAACACATACCAAGTATTTTCAATCCGTTGGTTAATGTTTCATATTAAAATTTTAAAACACAACAACGTAATATTGTATTCCGGTTTGGAATGTGAAAGGTGGTGAAACGATGAAAATTGGCGCCATTTTGCAAGCCTGTCGTGAACGTGCAGGGTTGTCACAAGAAGAACTGGCATTTCGCATGAATCGATCGCAGTCCTGTATCTCAAAATTTGAAAATAGTGTAAAGATTCCTGATGCTATCACCTTTATGGATTGGTTTAAGCAAACAAACACGCAAGAGGTCGCTGTCGCATTTTTAATGGGGATGGACGGGCTTACGATTTTACAAACATTGCTTCCGATGGTTGGTGGATTTGTATGTTGGATTATTTTATGAAATTAGACTATGGAAAAAATCAAAGCATTATTAGCTTATCAAGATGCAACTAAATTCACATTGCATAGGGTTGCGAATGCCAATTTAGATATTTGTTATTCAAATTTTAAAATGATGGAATTGTTATCCATGTTAACGAAAAAGCATGAAATGGCAGAGGATGCAGGGGTTTTAGGGATAGATTTTTATGATGGAATCTGTAATGTGCAAGTGTCGTATGACGATTTTCAACGTTTAACAGAAGGTGTTCAGGACATTCGCATTGAGCCATCTCTGTGTTCTGAGTCTTATTTTGAGTATTTAAATGCTGAAGTAGAGGGCATTCATTTAGTAGCTGTTCGTTCGATGGAAAAAGAAAAAATGCAAGCGCAATAGCACCTGCATAAGGTTGAACTGTAGCTTTGGCGGGTCACAGTTCAAAAAATTAATAAAAATCTTGTCCTTTTATTATGGACAAGAACTGGATAGAAGTCAACAAAGGAGGAACTGATATGAAAGAAGTTTTAGAGAAACTAAATACATTTCTGGCGCAGGAAGAAGAGTTGTTACGGGATTATGCCGTCGATGTAGCGGAAGCCTTCGATAGTTGTTTGTATGTGAGCAATCAAAAGGATTACTTCGAACAAAAAGGTCGAGTTACTGCTATAAGAGATGCTATTGAATTAGTGTAAGATTTAGAGAATCAATTACAAATGGTTTAGTTCATTTTTAGGGTTTATCAATTGTCTAGTGAATTTGATGTCGCCACCCTTATGAAAGGAGAAGTCGCATGGATTTAACAGAGATTCAACACGCAGATAAAAAGGTGTTAACAACGGCTCAAATTGCTGAGGCGTACGTAGTGGACAGTAAGTCGTTAATCCGTAATTTTCAACGAAACAAGGAGCATTATCAAGAAGGTACGCATTATTTTGCGCTTACAGGGGAGGCACTGAAACAATTTAAAGGTGGGCGACAAAATGACGCCACCCTCAAATTTGTATCATTGCTGTATTTGTGGACCGAAGAAGGGGCGTTTTTATTAGCGAAGTCACTCAGTAGCGACAAGGCGTGGGAGGCATACCACCTGCTTGTTGCGCAGTATTACAAACTGACAACCGAATTGCAGCAAGTACCACCTGTTTCATTGCCGTATGACGAGAAACGCTTATTAGCCTTAGAGCAGCGTGTACAGGAAATTGAACAACAGCTACATGGGATCACACTACATACAGGCGAGCAAAAGCGTTTACGACAAGCGGTGACCGAACGTGTCAATCAATTGTGTATGGTGCAAGCGCGCCGTCCAGCCTTTTTCGCGTCCCTTTATCGTGAAATTAAACGCCGTTATCAAGTGGTGTCATATCGAGATGTGCCACAATGCAAGCTACAAGATGCTTTGCATTTTATTTCCACATGGAGAGGAGGGGCAGACACATGAATCTACTCATCAATGAACCGCCTTTACAAGTGCTGCCTAGTTTAGCTGCTAAGGTAGGCTTGAATGAGGCGATTGTATTACAGCAATTGCATTATAAATTGCTGATTTCTGCACATGTCTATGACGGGCATAAATGGGTGTTTAACAGCTATCAGCAATGGAAAAAGGAGTTTCCGTTCTGGTCTGAAAAAACGATTAGGCGTACGATTAGAAAACTTGAGGAGAATGGCTATATCATTTCAACGGATCAATACAACAAATATAAAATCGACAAGACGAAATGGTATCGGCTAAATTATACAAAACTTGGTTATATAACGATGGGACAACATGACCTATCGAGCGAGTCAAAATGTCCTGACACATGTGGTCAACATGACCCTACACAGGGGGACAAGTTGACCTCATCAAGTGGGGACACTTTGACCGCACCAATAACCAAAGATATTAAGAGTAATAAAAATAATAATAATGTCGAGCAACTCGACATTGTGCATGAAATTATTGCTCACTTAAACAAAACTGCTCAAAAAAACTTTAAAGCCACAACAGCTGCTACGAAGCGACTTATCCATGCCCGACTGAAGGATGGCTATACGTTAGAGCACTTCAAATGTGTGATTGACACGAAGGTTAAACAGTGGCTGCACAATCCGGACATGAATAAATACTTGCGTCCAGATACGTTGTTCAACGCTACAAAATTTGAAAGCTACTTGAACGAAAAACAGAGCGTACCAACAAACCAAACTCATTTGCCTGAATCACTCGATTTAGATTTTAGCAAGGGGGAAGATCTGTAGTGACATACCAACACATTAGCATCGAGCTAGCTGAAAAAAGTCTACTAGGAACGATGCTCCATGAAAATTTTTTAATTACAGATAGCAACTTAGAGGCAGCCCATTTTATTTCGCAAGTACATCAAAATATTTTTACGAGCATGTTACAGCTTGTCAGCGAACGTAAAGCTGTTGACTATATCACATTGCTGACAACTAGAGAGCCGATTGAGCTTGGTGGAGCAAATTATTTAGCGGAGCTTGGGAGCTATGCGAGTGCAACGAAATTTGAGGAGTACGAAACCATTGTCCTTGAGAATTGGCGAGAGCGATCCAAGCGTCAAATGATGGAGCAAGCACAGCAAGAAGATTGGGGCATAGCAGAAATTCAACATGCATTGGACAAGCTCATGACGCAATATACGACTACGAATACAAGCATTAAAGCCGACTTAATGCAAATGGCGAAGCGACCTTTTGAGCAAGAAAACAGCAAAACAGGGGTACTTACAGGGCTACTCGATTTGGATAAGCTGCTAAACGGTTTTCAAGATGCTGAGCTCACGATTATTGCGGCTAGACCTTCGATGGGGAAAACGGACACGATGAACCATATCGCGCTAAAAGCAGGATGGGATGGCTATTTACCAATCATCTTCTCACTGGAAATGAGTCGCATTACGCTAATTGATCGCCTTATTGCCGCAACAGGTAATTTTAATCGCTTAAAGATGCGCAATCCCTATGAGTATTTTACAGACGGCCAAAAAGAAAAGTGGATGTCAACGCTCGGCATGCTTGATAATGCCAATATCGAAATTGATGATCGAGCCGGGATGACCGTCCCACAGATTCGAGCTACTGCTCGTAAAATCATTAAGGCGAACCCTGATAAAAAGCCCGTCATCTTAATCGATTACTTGCAAATTATTCGAGTGAGCAACCCGCGCGATAATCAAACTCAAGCAATTGGTCAAATCTCCTGGGATTTAAAGCAAATGGCAAAAGAGTTTAACTGCCCTGTGATTTGCCTAGCTCAACTGAATCGCAGTGTTGAGCAACGTCAGGAGAAACGCCCTGTAATGAGTGACTTACGAGACTCAGGCAATATCGAGCAAGATGCTGATATCATCGCATTTTTATATCGCGATGATTACTACGCCAAAGAATCCGAACGCCAAAATATGTTGGAATTTATTATCGCTAAGCATCGAAATGGACCGACTGGGACGGTTTTTGCTAGCTATGTAAAAGACACGGGCCGACTGTCCAATATAGCCTGGAGCGCTGCCAGATGAGCGACCTTATTACGGTGAAGGAGATTTTGGAGTATGCGACAGAGTTTGAATTGTATTGGCTTGCACATCAAGTCTATTGGGCTGTTTCAACACAACAAATTCAGTTGGAGGATGATTCTAATAAATTGCTAAAAGTGGTCTATGATGATGCAGCAGTACGTGAAATGACAAACCGAAATGTCCTTGGCATTGGCCGTATAAAGCTATACGTCGTCAAAAGCTTTGCCCAATATGCTTTTTACTTTGCTCGTGATCCTCTGGAAGTCAACATGCTGCATAAAGCATTATTTGGTGAACTGCCAGGAGCCATTACAGAAGCGCATCGATTGTTAACTAAAGTGATGTATTTTGCCGATATCGATATACAAACTTCACTGCTAGAATACCGAAAAACCATCGTGCAATTTCCAGCCTACCTTGGTCATGCAGAGGCAGGTCAATATAATTTGTATCACCTAGATTTGCTTAAAGGAGGGAGAAGGATTGTCTAAGCAAGAACGTGAAGAGATTATTGCCATAATTATGCTACGCAAAAACTACGCAGAGGAAATGCTTCGCAATATGTCAGATGAAGAGCTAGTGAAGATGTTGGATGAATTATAAAAGTGATTTTAGTTTGAAGAATTGAGAGGGATGAAAATGGATAATGTGAATATTTATGAAATCATTGGCGTTTCGCTGGACCCTATTTATCAGGCACTCAATCAGCTTCATGATGATGAAGAAATCCTTATTGGCAAACATACCATTCGCAAAACAGCTAAATTTTACGAGATTGAAAATGATCGTTTACATGAATGCTTTAAAGAAAAAGAGCGTTGCTATCAAGTATTAAGCAATTTAGTCATGTTCAATTAAAAAAAGCTATGGCGGCAACCATAGCTTTGATAGAGCAAAGGCTTCTCCCTTGCTACCAGTAATATCATTATAGCATAAGGGGGAAGCATTTATGCGATTAAAACCACTAGTCATTTCGAACGACGGCATCCTACAAATCGACATCATGGAACTCCCCGAAAACTGCGTCATCGTCCTCTCCGATGGCATCGCAAAATTCACCGAGCTCCCTGCACACGCTAAAACAAAGATTGTGACGTATCAAGGGAAGGTGAGACGTGTTGAGTTTGATGAGGGGGAGGAGTTTTGAAGTGGAATTATGGTATTGATAGGAAAAAATATACTGTTATAATGGTATTATCTGAGACTGATGTAATAGTACTTTTGGTGGCGGAACAAATTGTGAGAGCTACCAACGCACGTGAGAACTTAGATAATTACTTATAAATGTCAGGTGATGTGTTTGAAATGGACTAGGGAGAGGAATCTTGATTAAATTTTTAAAAGGTTTTTTTTACATAATTATTATATTTTTTATTTTAGCTATCTCAACTATTGTTAATAAAGAAATTGCAAAAATATTAGTAAGTATTTTATCTTTTTCAATATCACTCTATTTAGGACTAATTATATTAAATTTGATAAATAAATATAATATCTGGTCTGATGAAAAGGACTTGAAAAAAGAACGAAAGAAAAAAAGCCTCTATCAATGGATGTCTTTAGAATTTGATGAAAAATACCTCTATGATTTATTAAAAAGAAAAAAGGCAAAAACTGATTTGGAAAATTTAAAAGAAATACGTGATATCTTGAAAAAATCCATTGGTGATAATTTAGAAGATTATTATTTATATAAATCTTATCTTGAATGGAGTAGTCAACATAGCTTTTTTAATGGTCTGAAATTTTTAGGGCCAACAATTGTAACGAGCTTTTTAACAACGATTCTCACGCAAGGAATATTATTTGATAAAGTGAAAATTTTATTTAATAACGAAGTAACATTTGCAGATAAAATTGTACAAATGTTTAATTTGTCTGCAATCGGAATTTCTTTATTAATAGTAATAATATTAATTTTTGCTGAATCTACAAAAAATAAAAAGAAACTTGAACTTACGAAGGTAATTGTTAATGAAATTATTAGAGAAAAGGAAAAAAACCAGATAGTTTAGTTTCATCAATATCTTACACCATCTTAATGTGAAAAAAGAGAGGGAGAAAAATTTTGAGCTTGCAAATAGCAAATGAAACTATAAGTAGTAGTCAGAATATTTTGGAGCAAATAATAAAAAAATTTCCTCATAGAATTGATTTGAATGATGAAGATAAAGTAATCCTGGGTCTTTACATAGGGATTATGAGGAAATCTCGCAGTTTATTAATTTTGTGCGAGAATAATTCAATTATGGGAACTGATTCCATTTTAAGGAGTATACTTGAAGCTAAAGTATATTTAGAATTTATTCTTGATAAGCATACTAGAGATCGGGCAAAGGCGTATGACTATTCAATTAAAATTCAAAATTATAAAAGGTTAGAATGGCTTCAAGTTAATGCGGATAATGATTTACTTAATAAAGCTGGAATAACTGAAAAGTATATTGAAGAATCAAAAACAAACGATTACGAAAAGATAAAGGAAGAATATTTTAACCTAACAAATAGATATTCAAAAGGTGATAATACCGGGAAACGGTGGTATAAAGTAGCTGGAAAGATAAATACTTTCGAGGATCTTTGTAGATTTATGAGTAAAGAACATCTAATGGAATATCACATTGTTTTTAAGACATGGTCAGAAGAAGTACATGGAAGAGATGCTAATAGATTCTTGGAATTAATAAAAGCTAATCAATATTTACAATATGATGAATTTGAAGTAAATGAAATTTGTGAATGGATTACTACATTTGTAATTGAAGCATCAGAATTGATAGCTAAAAAGTACAATGTACCTTATGGAAAACATATTAGTAAAACATTGTTTTTAATGTCACTTAAATGAGTAATCAATATATTGTATATAAAAAGGTTGCTGAGTTTCTTGCTCAGTCCAATTAATACAAAGCAACAAATTCAGTGTGGATGGTGTGAAGGATTATGACAATAAAAGTGGAAATACCTGTAGAAGAGTTTAACAAAGATATATTGGTAAAGTTTGTGAATAGTAACGGTAGTAGATTTTTTTGTAGGATGTATGAAGAAGAAGGGCAAACGTTAATCACTAATTATGAGCAAATAAAAAAAAGTTATAAGTTAAAATTAAATTCAGATGCATTCTCGTTAACTAGAAAAGTAAATGATGAAATAAGGTTTAGAATAGATAGTGAAGGAGAAATAATTGATAGCAGCCAAATGAGTATCATTAAAAGCTCAAATTCATATAAGATAGCTATCGTTTTAGAGTCACCTCACAGGTCAGAATATAATTTTTCTTATAAGTATTATGCAAAAAGGCCTGCTAATGGAAAAACGGGACAAAATATTGAAAAATCACTATCAGAAGTCATGTTTTGGGCGAAAATTTTTAAAGATATTATTTTAGATATAAATTCATACGAAATAGATAAACCAATTAAAAGATTTTTTAAGTCATTAGGTACTAGTCTAAAGCAAGATTTTAAATCTGTTGTTAAAGCGTTAATGAAATTAAAAGAAATAAACGAAGAAAATTTGGAAAAATTTTTTTCAGTAATAGGTTATAAATTTGATGAAGAAAAAGAAGCAGAGTTTAGAAAATATATAATTAAATCTCTAAATGTAGAATGTATAGATATTATTGTAATTAATAGGGTTTGTTATCAAACATCGTTAGGAAGTTACTATGATGGTGAACTAAATTCAGTAATTAGAAATAATGTTTTTAAAACGTTCTGGAAAGAACCCACTGTTATAGAGGATTTTAACAAAAGGCTTATTAGCTGGAAACCAGATATTATTATCAACTCATCTACAAAAATTATTGATAAAGTTCTAAAAAGTGATTTTACGGAGGAATTAAAAGAACTAATAGAAAACTTTAATTGTGAAAAAAAAGCATTATTATTTAAATCAAATCATCCAGGAATTGAAAGTATAACTGAGAGTTTGGAGAAAATTGATTAATTATTTAGTTCTACCAGCCCGCTGGAGGACAACAATGGAAAGCAGTAAAGACTGCCATCTTTTGTTGTCCTCTTTTTATTTTAACCAAAGGAGTGATGAATAGTGGATATATTAAAAAATATTGATGGAAAGGTTACTCAAAAAGCCATTGAAAAGGTCTTACGACAATATCGAACATATCAACTAACGACACCTGAGGATTTGTTGCCTACGATTACAGCGAATTATACGTTAAATATGCCATCCTATAGTGGTGGATTCCATTCAAAAGTTGAAGAAGCAGCAATTCGAAATGTAGAGCACTACCAGAAAGCGAAAGCCTTTTTTGAAAGATTTAATCGTGCATTTTATAAACTGACGCAAAAAGAGCGACAGATTATTATTATGGCTTACTTAGAGGAAACACCATTGTATAATTATCAAATTTCAAAAAAGCTACATATAAGCGAGCGAACTTTTTATCGTATTAAGGCACAAGCATTGTATAAATTGGCTTTAGCATTGCGGGTGGAGGTATATGAGGGGGACGAGGTGAAGAGTCAATGAATTTTGTCCAGCCAATACGTGATATAGACAAGATTCGTGATGTTCGTAAAACGTTGCAAGATAATCCGCGTGATGAATTGCTTTTTTGTTTCGGTATTTATACTGGACTAAGAATAAGCGACATTTTGCGTTTAAAGGTAGGAGATGTTCGTCATAAGCAAGTGTTGTTTATAAAAGAAGTAAAGGTACAGAAAAAGAAGCAGAATAAGACGAAACGTATTCCGATATTAAAAGAATTGCAAAAAGTGCTCATTCCGTACATTGAAGATAAGGAAGACCAGGAGTATTTATTCAAATCACGACAAGGTAAAAATAAACCAATTACAAGAGTAAGAGCATATGCAATATTACGTGCAGCTGCATTGGCTAATGGTTTGGACGAAATAGGGACACATACGTTACGCAAGACCTTTGGCTATCATGTGTATCAAGAAGAAAAAGATGTGGCGTTGCTGCAGGATATTTTTAATCATTCAGCTCCCTATATTACATTGAAATATATTGGGGTAAATCAAGATGCCATCGATCAAGCGTATCAAAAATTAAATAAGCGTTTGAAATTTTAAAATAGCACTGATAAGTTGGTGCTATTTTTATTTGGCTTATTTTAGGAAATTGAGTAGGGTTTGAAATTGTTTAACACTTTCACAGACTAAAGACATTTACAAAATAAACACATGTAAAGCTCATAATCTGAATGGCGAGTAAAGTGTAGAAAAATCTAGCCTTTAAACATATTCTGCACCTTAACAGAATGTAAGATATGTTAATGTCATTGTGGTATATTCAATATAAAAATAAATACGATTAATATGGAGGGTATATGAGGAAAAGAGAATTAGAAAACGAAATTTATGAAAAGAAAGATAAAAAATTATTGAAGTTTTTAATTAAGAATTATATGGTACAGAACGTTAAAAGAGAAGAATTGAAGAAAAATATCAATACATATAAAAGTTTGGATTCACAAGAAAAACAAATTTTACTATCTAGGTTGCAAGGAATAGAAGAAAAGTTTGATTTAACAACAGTATTTGTAGCAATAGTAGCGATTATTACTGGTTTTGTAGGTGCATACGGGAGTTTATTAGAATCATTAGAGGATAATAAAAAAATATCGTTATTAGTAGTAGTATCATGTTATTTTATTTTGATTTTTGCATTCACTTACATATTATCTAAATTTAAAGATAATAAAGGGAACGCGAAGTACTTTATTAATTTGTTCAAGCAAGAATAAATTTTATCTAATATAATGGCAGACTTTTGGCAGAATGTTGGCACACTCTTTCAAAATGAACATGCTATTATTGTAGTATGCAATATTTATCAAACAACATAACGATAGGCGATGCAGCACATGCTGCGTCGTCTTTTTTTGTCTTAGGTTCTTCTACCCAAGAACGCCAGGCTGCGGATCTCCGAGGCCCGAAAAAGGGCTAGATAAAGTGTGAAAAAAGGTGTTCCTTCCATCCGGTAAATCAAGTGAGGTGAGTACATGAGTGACAGCGAAAACGAAATTGGATGATCGAACGATTGTCAATACGAAAACGATTGCCAAAATGTTTAATATGACAGGAAGAAATGTTCGTTATTTAGTTGAAGAAGGTGTGATTGCGCGTGTTGCTCATGGCCGCTATGATCTGATCGATACCGTCAGTCGCTACATTACTTTTTTGAAAATGTCCTTTGATGGCATTGATGAGAACAAGGTGATGGAGTCCTTAGATTATGAAAAATGGCTGCATGAGAAGGCGAAGCGGGAGAAGGCTGAAATTGAGTTGGCGCATCTAAAACGAGAAATGCATAAGGCGGATGAAGTGGAGAAGATTCAAAATCATATGGTGATGGCGTTTCGTTCGAAGATGTTGTCACTCCCCTCGAAGTCAGCGTTACTGTTAGCGAGTAAGGATGACCCGAAGATGATTGAAGCATTACTAGAAAGAGATATTCATGAGGCATTAGCTGAGCTTGCTGAGTATGATGCAGCACAGTATTTTACAGAGGATAATGTTGAATTAGAATTGGAATGTGATGAAGATGGTCCAAAAACAGACAATGAGTCTATCTAAAGGAATTGCTAGCTTAGTAGTACCTCCTCCCAAGCTTACGGTATCGCAGTGGGCGGATAAGCATCGTGTATTATCCAAGGAATCGTCAGCTGAGCATGGGCGATGGAATACGGTGCGTGCGCCATATCAAAGAGAGATTATGGAAGCAGTCAATGATCTTGAAGTTCATCTTAATGTCGAAAAAATTAAAAAAAGTGGTCTTATAGAAAAATAATCTGTTTTTAATAGTTATATAACATTCATTGGATAAGTCTCTTAGTTTCGGTATGTCATTTTTGTGAAACTGAAAATGGAGATTTAATATAGAAATCATGTGATAAATCTTGTAGAAATAAAAGAGTTTAGAATTTCGTATACACCTTATGATTAGTTGTATCTATATGACAACATGATAAGGGGGCATCTTAAATGGCAATAAATAATGGGAATACAGATTTTGGTTTAAGAGTCTCAAAAACAGGAATCAAAAGTTTAAGAATTTCTTGGAATAAAAGGGGTGGTATAGGTTACAATGGATCAATTCAAGTACAGCGGCCTGGAGATGGAAAAATCATTTTCACAAAAAATTATAGCCAATCAACCTCAAGAGACTCTTTTACGGTAGAAACGCCTTTTTTCGGAGAGTACAAAGTTCATATAAAGTCAAATAACGGTTATACGTATGATATAGCTTATACAAAAGTGCATTTATCAAGAACAACATCTACAACATATACGTTTACAGCGCGTGATGTATTGAATTGGAAGGTAGGTGCAATATTTACAATAGGAACTTTTGCCGCACTGGGCTTAGTAAGTTTTGTAGCTGTAAGTGTTATATCTACAGTAATTACAGTTGGTGCATCAATTAGAGAGGTTTGGGTATATGATACTCAATACGAACCATTTCCAACCCCTAGGGCTGGCGATAGTATAACTACTAAAATTGAACCAGTAGCTGAGGGAGTGAAGACAACAATGTCGTACAAAGCTAAAAATGGTGCGGTATATCCTGACAAGGTTGTAATAGCAAAATACTTGTCATATCCTCGATAAAAATCCAAAGCACATGTCTATTCATGTGCTTTGGATTTTTTTATATATTTATAAAGATGATAAAAAAACATTATGTAACTAAAGAGCAAAATAAAAATAATCCCTAAATTTAGAATGTCAAAATTGATAAATAAAATATCTTTTATATTAAATACAAGACTGTTAATTAGCAAAAATAGAGCGAAACTTGCAATTAATTCAATAAGTTGTTTTTTTCGTTTGAAAAAGAGAGGTAATAGCAATTTTAATGAAAGGATAACTGCCAAAATAGTTAAATAGTGCGACATACCAGTATCGAATTCTACAAATATTCTATTAATACCCTTATCTATTTCCATTTCATCACCTTGTGTTTTAAATGTTTTAAGACTCAATTCATGAAGGGCTACCTTTAATTATTATAAAAGGGTGTATTAATTTCGTACAGTCAAAAAGGAAAATTGAAAGTAGGTTATTATTTGGGGATATTGTGAAATAAATCAGTTTTTTACTCCACTTAAAGTAACAACCTATTTGGTGATTCGCTTTTAAAATCGTTAATTTAGACAAAAAGATGAAAAGTAAAAGGGGTATCGATTATAAAATAAGGTGGAATTTTCAATGAAGAATAACCGTAAACTTGATAAATTGGTAGAGGAATATTTGAAACTATATCCATATATAAATAAAGTAAAAGATGGAACTTTAACGAAAAATCAAAAAATTGTAATTTGTATAGATGAGTTATTAAACATAATGCCTGAAAAAGAAGTCTACTTCATAAAGCATAGATATTTTAAGGAATGGACTATAGTAAAGATTGCTAGAAAGATGAATTATAGCCCACAAATGATATATGTCATTCGTAAAAATGCATTAAAAAAGATTTATCACGGTATCAGCCACATACTATACGATTCAGAATAAGATTTATATGTAGTTAAAATAATGCTATTCAACTCTTGCCAGAGGTAACGTATGGGCTAAGGAGGATTTGATATAACTATGTTATAGTTAACCAACTGGTGTGTCGGAAATTGATATAATGCAATAAAAGGGTACAGACGAATAATTCTGAAATAAACAATATGTATTTTTAGGGAGATTAGTTAGTGAAGTCTATTTATACAAAAGTACATCAAATAATTATGGATGTTTGGTGTTATGATATTAAAAGTGATTATAATCATCATTTTTTACTTAAAGAAGATACATTAAAAAACGCAATGTACTATCATATTCGAAATCGACTAGGTGATACATTTATAAAAGACAACAACTTAGCAATTTTTACAGAATATTATATCGATACGAATCAAAAAATCGATTTAGTAGTAGTGAAAATAGATGTAGATAAAGCAAAAAATGATCATTTAGGTGATTGTGTCGTGGAAATAATAGCAATTGTAGAAATGAAGTATAAAGGACGGAATGTTTCTGAGAAACACTTTATAAATGATGTTGAAAAAGTATTAGTATTCACTAATCAGTTCAAATCGATGGCAACCAAGTTCTTTCTAGCGTTTATTAGGGAAAAATATTTCCTAGCTGATGAAGTTACTAATTTTTTATCATTTTATGAAGGTTATCCAAGTGGTAGAATAGTAGAACTTTTATCGTATGGATCTGTTGAGGAAGATGCTATGGTTTGGAAAGTATTTGAACCTTGATGAAAGCCAGTATCTTAAATCATTTTTTAGAATGATACATGTTAATATTATGCGCTGAAAAACAATCGAGTTATGCAACAGTGTCAAGTTACTGTAATGTATCTCAAAGTTTCTCAGCGCTTTTATATTGATTAAATAGGGGTGGTGGAAATGGTATGGATGTAGTAGCAGTAAATGAAATTGCTACAAGCCAAGCAGTATGGGCAATTGCATGTTTAATTATCGCGTTTGGGGCATTTCGTTATTTAATTAGTAAAAATGATAAGTTGATGAACAGGGCGGAAGAACGTGAAAACAAATTAATGGATCACTTAGAACGGTCTAATGACTCGCAAGAAAGAACGGCCATTGCACTCGAAGGAATAAATCGGTCGTTGAATGTTTTGGAAGGTCGTGTGGATCGTATCGAAAAACACACACTCAAAAATAAAAATACAGAAAGGGAAGCTGAATAATGGATTTAACGAACATTTTTACACTTGCAGCGATAATGGTTGCAATCGTTTTAGCCGTTTCAGAGGTACTAAAAAAGACATTCAAAATTAATACACAATACATGCCAATCACTTCCGTTGTGATTGGTATTTTTATTGGTCTAGTTTGTTGGCCGTTATCAGAATATCCAATGTACATCATGTTAATTGCTGGTTTTGTTGCAGGATTAACAGCTTCTGGAACATTCGATTTATTGAAAGCCTCTAAAAAAGGTTGGTGGATAGTATGACTAGTGTCACAACAACATGTCGAGATTTAGGTGAATTACTACTAGTAGCTCAAACTGCATGCAGATTGCTCTTTCAACAGTGCTATAAAGCAGGTATTGATAATATCTTTGTGACGGAAACAAACCGATCGCAAGCACGCCAAAATTATTTATATCAGCAGGGGCGTACTCGACTCTATGATGCGAAGGGTAAGTGTCTTTATCCAGTGACTTAGACACTCAAAAGCAATCACACTTCACGTTTAGCGTGGGACATTGCCGTGGCTCCCCCGAAACCCTTATATGACGTAGATACATTAACAAAAGTCGGGGCAATAGCTCGTAAGTTAGGTATTACGTGGGGCGGTGATTGGGCACGTAGAGTTGACCGACCACATTTCGAAGTGAAGCCGAATTGGAAGATGCCTAGGGGGTACAAATTAGAGGGACAAGTAATCGTGCCAAGCAACAGTAAAATGAAAGTACAATTATTTGTGAAAGACAAGAAGGAGGAAATCAACGTGGCAAATACAACATGGAATCCAGGTTCACCAGCTATAAGAACGGAGACGGAAAACTTTATTGCACAGGCAGTGAAGGATGGTATTATTAATGCTTTACATTTGAAGGATTTACAAAATGGTGTGATGACTACGGATCGTTTGGTTGGATTGTATATTACAATACAACAGAGACGTAGTAAATAA